CTGATGTATGAAGGCAAAGCACCACAGTTTGCCGACACAAAAGCAGCTCGCATGCCAGCGTTCTTTGAACATGCAAATACAAACCTCCCACAATACGCTTAAGTTTTATTCAGAGAAACTTGAGAAGTTAGTAGAGGATTTGGAATCCAAGTTTGCTTGGTATCCAGTCCACCCCAAGGAGGATCATGCCTCCATCATGTACAGGGCCGGCCAAGAGTCGGTCGTACAATATATTAAATCAATACTAAACGACGATGTGCATATTTAGATCAAGGCCGCCAGCACCGGCAGCCCCTGCACCACAACCTATTCAACCAAGAAACCCTGACCTAACTCAGGCTAGCAGACTACCCAGTAAAAAGGAACTACTAGACCCAGATGAGGTAGCAGGCGTTGAGTATGGTACAACAGCTAAAAGAGATCCCAAAGGGACTGCCCAGAGAACAGGCACAGATGCTCTCAAAATCAATCTAGGAACAGGCGGTGGAGAAACCGGCTCTGAGTCAGGAGGATTGAATGTATAAGGCAAGGACTAAATACTCTATGCTGTCATCAGGTAGAACTCAGTTTCTCGACACAGCAGTAGAGTGTTCAGAACTTACCTTACCTTATCTCGTCAGACAAGATGACGATGCAACCGGCAAAAGAACTCTACTCCAACCCTACCAGTCAGTAGGAGCAAAGGCAGTGGTTACACTTGCAGCAAAACTTATGCTAGCAATACTACCACCACAGACAGCCTTCTTCAAACTACAGGTAAGAGAAGACAAGCTGGGTGAGCAACTCGATCCCTCGATGAAAAGCGAAATGGATCTATCATTCTCAAAGATAGAGAGATTGATTATGGATTACATAGCAGCATCAAACGACAGAGTTGTACTACACCAAGCACTAAAGCATCTTATCGTATCTGGTAATGCCCTGATATTCATGGGTAAGGATGGTCTAAAGCACTATCCATTGAACAGATATGTAGTAGAACGAGATGGTAATGGTAACGTTATAGAGATAATTACCAAAGAAATGGTAAGCCGTAAGGTACTAGGTATTGCACCGCCTACACCTAACGATGAAGTCAACAGTGACTCAGAATATGGTGCTGGAGAAGACGACGCTGAGGTATACACCTGTGTTAAGATGGACGAGAGTAGTGGTAGCTGGAGGTGGCATCAGGAGGTAGACGACATGATACTAGCCGGAAGCCAGAGCACAGCACCCAAAAACGCCTCTCCATGGTTAGTGCTTCGATTCAATACAGTAGACGGAGAAGATTACGGACGTGGTAGAGTAGAAGAGTTCATTGGGGATCTAAGGAGCCTCGATGGTTTGTCTCAAGCTCTCGTAGAAGGTGCGAGTGTTGCAAGTAAAGTTGTATTTCTTGTATCACCATCTGCTACAACTAAGCCCGGAACACTTGCCAAAGCTGGCAACGGAGCTATTATACAGGGTAGACCAGAAGATGTAGGAGTCGTGCAAGTCGGTAAGACAGCAGACTTTGCTACAGCTGCACAGTTATCGCAGCAAATAGAAAGAAGAATACTTGAAGCTTTCTTGGTTATGAACATCAGGAACGCAGAAAGAGTTACAGCTGAGGAGGTACGCCTTACACAGCTAGAGTTAGAACAATCGTTGGGTGGCTTGTTTAGCCTGCTTACGGTTGAGTTTCTCATACCATATTTAAACAGAACTATGCTGATATTACAGCGTAGTAATCAGATACCTAAGTTACCAAAAGAGTTGGTAAGACCCAAGATAGTAGCTGGTATCAATAGTCTAGGCAGAGGTCAAGATAACGAAGCTCTTACTAGATTTGTGGCTACTGTTGGTCAGACACTAGGCCCAGAGGCTCTAGCAAAATACATAGATCCTACTGAAGCTATCAAACGATTAGCAGCTGCACAAGGTATAGACATACTAAATCTTGTACGCACAGCAGAGCAACTACAGGAAATGCAGGCTCAAGCTCAGGCAGATGCAGCGAACCAGTCTCTTGTCAACCAAGCCGGTCAGTTAGCTGGCACACCACTGATGGATCCAGCAAAAAATCCACAGCTAGCTGAACAGGCACAAGCAGCCATTGAACAATTTACACCACCACAATAAGGAATGGCAGAAACATTATCATACCAAGAACCACAGAACGTAACCACACTTGACAATCTTACACCAGAGGAACAAGACTCTCTCAAAGTTGGAGAAGAGATATCTCAACAGGAAGAGAAACTATACGCTGGTAAGTACAAGGATGCTCAAGAGCTAGAAAAAGCTTATGTAGAGTTACAAAAGAAACTGGGTGAGGGTCAAGAAACAGCTAGTGCAGAGGAGCAACCCGACGAGAAACCTAAGTTCTCCGAGGGTGCTACGCTCATCACTGACGCTAGTAAAGAATACTTTGATAACGGTAACAAGTTATCAGACGAGACTTTGGCTAAGTTTTCTTCTATGTCAAGTCAAGATCTAATCAAGGCTTATCTAGAAGTACAATCTGATCCAGAGTATCAACAATCAGTAAACGCTGAACCAGCCCCTGCAATAACTGAGTCTGACATCAATCAGATCAAAAACTCAGCGGGTGGTGAACAGGCTTACGCAAATATAATTAATTGGTCAAAGAGTAATCTTGACAAATCTGCAATCTCTGCGTTCGATCAGGTCGTAGAAACTGGTAGCATCGAGGCTATCAAGCTAGCAGTCTCAGGACTCAAGGCAGAATACGATGCAGCAAACGGAGTAGAAGGTAGAATGGTTACAGGTAAAGCACCAAGCAAAAGCGGTGATGTCTTCCGCAGTCAGCAAGAGCTAGTCGCAGCGATGAACGATCCTCGTTACGACAGAGATCCAGCTTACAGACAAGACATAATTGAAAAACTAGACAGATCTGATTTGGAGTTCTAATTATGCCAATGGGAAAAGGAACCTACGGTTCAAAAAAAGGTAGACCAAAGAAAATGTCACCAGCAGAAAAGAAAAAGATGTTGGACAAACTAAAAACACTCAAAAAGAAAAAGAAATGACACACCACAACCACGAAAACCAAAAATGGCATCCAGCAGAGGAGCTTAACGGAAGACTAGCTATGATAGGTATAGTCGCAGCTCTCCTCAACTACGCTTGGACAGGGCAAATCATACCCGGTATTTGGTAATGCCTAAGCCAGCTGGTAAGAAGAAATACTCTGCCGGTCAGATGAAGATTGCCAGAGTAGCACCACCTCGAGATAAAATCACTGGAGCAGACTTTGCAAAACTAAGAAAAAATGGCAAAAAGAAAGGGAGTAAGCCTGTCTCTAGGAAGAGGTGAGAAGAGTCGCAAAGGCGGCTTGACAGCGAAGGGAAGAGCCAAGTACAATCGTGCTACCGGCTCTAACCTTAAAGCACCTCAGCCCGGAGGAGGAGCTAGAAAGAGGTCATTTTGTGCCCGTATGAAAGGCGTAAAAGGCCCGATGAAAAAACCAAACGGCAAGCCTACAAGAAAGGCACTTGCCTTACGTAGATGGAAATGCTAATGGCACACAAGAAAGGATCAAAGTGTGGCTGCAAACATGGGGGTAAGAAACGCTAATGGCTAAATTATGTCCACGTGGTAAAGCAGCTGCCAAAAGAAAATTCAAGGTCTACCCTTCTGCATACGCAAACGCATACGCTGTTAAAGTATGTAAGGGTCAGGTCAAAGTAGGTGGTGTAAAGAAAACATCACCCGGTTATACTAAAGGCAAAAGAAGATGAGCTTACGTAGATGGTTCCAAGAGAAATGGGTTGACACCAAAACTGGTAAGCCCTGTGGCAGACAGAAAGGTGAGAAGCGTAAAGGCTACCCAGCTTGCAGACCATCTAAACGTGTGTCATCCAAAACACCTAAGACTACGGGTGAGATGTCTAGAAGCGAGAAAGCTCGTTTCAATCGGACTAAAACAAGTAGTAAGAGGATTAATTATAATCACTCGAGACGGAAGAAAACCGTCCGTTCATCCCGAAAGAAAAAGTAGGGACGCATGACACCCAAGCATGGAACGGGGCTTGGTATATGGAGAGTACAATGACTGTAACCTACGTATATCGTGGCATCAAGTACACAAGAGTAATCGGTTAAGGCCGTACAGGGAGGTTCAAGTCCTCCCATCTCTATTGGAGAGAGCCTGCTAAGGCAGATACCTCAATCCGTCTAGACGGTGGGATAGACCACAAAAAATGGCCAAAAAAAATTTCAGTACTGAAGAACGTAAACCAATACATTCTATAAAGAAATGGCATACCCCGGATCTTTCGATCATCAATCTAACGTCAACCCTACACAACTCACAAGACAGGGTGCGTTAAACGGCGGTAACGATCCTAGAGCCCTTTATCTTAAACTCTTCTCAGGAGAGATGTTTAAAGGATTCCAGAGAAACGCAATCGCTAGAGACTTAGTGCAGAAGAGAACACTTACATCAGGTAAGTCTATGCAGTTCATCTACACTGGTCGCACAACAGCTGAGTACCACGTACCCGGCCAGAGCATACTTGGTAACGACCAAAAAGCTCCTCCAGTAGCTGAGAAGACAATCACAATAGATGACCTTCTTATCTCCAGTGCTTTCGTCTATGAACTTGACGAGACACTTGCTCACTACGATTTACGTGGTGAAATCTCTAACAAGATCGGCTACGCTCTTGCAGAGAAGTATGACAGACTCATCTTCAGAGCTATCGCAAAGGGTGCTAGAATTGCTAGCCCAGTGTCTATGACAAACTTTGTAGAGCCCGGTGGAACACAGATCCAAGTTGGAGCTGGTTCAGATGCAGACGACGCATACAACTCAACACACTTAATCGCAGCTTTCTATGATGCAGCCGCTGCTCTTGACGAGAAAGGCGTATCTACTGAAGGTAGAGTTGCTGTGTTGAACCCAAGACAGTACTACGAACTTATACAGAACATAGGTTCTAACGGTCTTGTAAACAGAGACGTACAAGGTACAGCTCTACAGAGTGGAAATGGAATCATTGAAATAGCTGGTATCACCATCTACAAGTCAATGAACATACCATTCTTCAGCAAGTATGGTACAAAGTATGCTCCTTCATCAGGTGCTTCTGCTGGTACTGACCTTGCAACTATTGATCCCGGTAACACAGGTGACTTCGTTTCTGTTGCTACAGAAGATGCAAGAGCTTCAGTTTCTGGTATCAACAACAACTATGGTAACGCTACATCATTCGCAAACACATGCGGACTTATCTTCCAAAGAGAAGCTGCTGGTGTTGTAGAAGCTATCGGCCCACAGGTACAGGTAACTTCTGGTGACGTTTCAGTTGTATACCAAGGTGACGTAATCCTTGGAAGACTAGCTATGGGTGCAGACTTCCTAAACCCAGCTGCTTGTGTTGAATTGTTCGCTGGAACAACAACTAAGCCTGCTGCGTTTGGTTCTACATACCCAGCCAACGGCTAATTTTACACTTTATACAGGGGGCTTCGGCCTCCTTTTTTTCTTATGGCTACCACAACTATTGACACCGATACCGAACTATCCGCAGTGAACTCTATACTGGGAGCTATCGGACAAGCACCTCTCACAACTCTCAACTTTGATAACCCAGAGGTGTCATTTATATTTAATTTACTACGTGATGCTAACGTTGATACACAGTCAGAAGGCTGGCATTTCAACACAGAGTATCATGTAAAGTTTACACCAGATGCAAACAAGAAGATTGCAATAGGTGCTGACATACTTTCTATGGACTTACATGATAACCAAGCTCGTAGGCATCATGACCTCATACGTCGTAATGGATTTTTGTATGACAAAACAGACCATACAGATGAGTTTGATGGTGACATAGATCTTGATGTTGTTAGACTATATGTATTTGAAGATCTACCTATTGTATTTAGAAGATACATAATTTACAGAGCATCTAGAATCGCAGCTACACAACTTGTTGCTAACGCAGGCTTAGTAAGATTATTAGGAGTACAGGAGCAGCAGGCAAGAGCTGCCTTACAAGAGTATGAGTGCAACCAAGGCGACCACAGCATGATGGGATTCCCAGAGGGCACAGCATACCAAACATATCAACCATTTAGAAATCTAAGGAGATAATGGCAGGCGTAACACAAACCATTCCACAATACTCATTGGGTATATCAGAGCAGCCTGATAACTTGAAATTTCCCGGTCAGGTTTCAGATTCTATCAATGCTATACCAGATGTAACCAAAGGTCTTTTCAAAAGGCCGGGTGCTAAAAGAATAGGAACCGATGCTCTCACCAGTGTACAGAGTGGAGGTTCGTGGTTTCACTACTTTCGTGACGAAACAGAAGGATCTTATATTGGACAGATAGCAGCTGATGGCCAAGTCAGAGTCTGGCGTTGTAACGATGGACAGCTAATGACTACAGCCTACGGTACAGGCGGCCAAACAGCTATACAAAACTATTTAGCTACAAGTACACCAGAAAATCTACAGACACTTACAATCAATGATACCACCTTTGTTACTAATCGTGATACTACTAATGCTAACACTCTCGTTGGGACAACGGGAACTACAGATGCTACACCAGATGCTCACTTCGCTTTCATAGAGTTACTACGTACAGAAAACGGTAGGCAGTATGGACTAAACATATCAAACAATACTACGACACAAACTCTTGATCGTGCTACACGTATTGAAATACAGAGTGATGATCTTGACGAAACAGATGGCACAGGTCATTGTCCCGGTATAGGTACACAAGTATTTAGTATAGATTCTGGTACTAAAACAAATTTAATATTTAGACTTAATGTTCTTGGGCAACAAGGTGTAAGTCCTAATTATAGTGCTAACCAAAACGGTGCTGGTGGGCAAAACTACAGATGTAGTTATAATAGAGAAGCTGTACTTCTACATGGCGGTGAGGGCTATGTTACAAACGATACAGTTACAGCTACACTTACAGCAGCCGCAGGCGGCGCAGATACTAACGGTAATGGTACACCAGATGCCGCTGCTACATATACTATCAAAGTGGTAGATCACGAAAGAACAACTGTACAAGCTAATTTAGGTCTTATTAGACCAGCTCCTACACCGTTTGATGCGCAGACTGCTGTTACTGCCGATGCTATTTTGGGCAGTCTAAAAGCAGAGATAGATGCTATATCAGGTATCAGTGCTAAGATTATCGGTTCTGGTATGTATCTATCAAGTGCTAACGCATTTAACGTAGAAGTTGTAGAAGAAGATCTTATGCGAGTTATGCAGAGTTCTGTTAACGATGTAACAAACTTACCAACCCAGTGTAAGCATGGTTATATAGTTAAGATTTCTAACTCTCGAATGGCAGATGAAGATGACTACTATGTACGTTTTGATGGAGAGAACAATCAAGACGGTTCCGGATCTTGGTCTGAGTGCGCTAAACCCGGCATAGCCAAAACATTGACTAATATGCCGCTTGTAATACAACGTACAGCTGTTACTACATTTACTGTAAAACAGTTTACGTATCAAGATAGGCGAGTTGGTGATGATACAACTAACCCATTACCTAGCTTTGTAGGTAAACGTATTAACAAAGTATTGTTTTTCCGTAACAGGCTAGCACTGCTGTCAGGTGAAAATGTCATAACCTCACGACCGGGAACCCTTGGTATACCTGACTTCTTTGTAGAATCAGCACTTACAACATCAGCAAGTGACCCGATTGATATATCTGCTGCATCTATGTTTCCGTCAGAACTATTTGATGGTATCGAAATCAATACAGGTTTGCTTGTGTTTAGTACAAACCAACAGTTTTTGTTAGCATCTGATGACACAGTTCTGAATCCAGATACAGCTAAACTGCGTAGTGTAGCAACATTTAATTATAATGAAACCATACCTCCTATATCTCTAGGTACAACTGTTGCCTATATAGATAACTCAGGTAAGTTTAGCCGCTTCAATGAAATGGCAAACGTACAGAGAGAAGGAGAACCAAACGTGGTAGAGGTAAGTAAGATTGTACCTACTCTTCTACCAAAAGATATAGACCTAATTACTAACTCTAGAGAAAACTCTATAGTATTGATGGGTAAAACAAACTCAGATATAGTCTTTGGTTATAAGTATTTACAGATAGCCAATAAACGACAACAGGCTGCATGGTTTAGATGGAAGCTTAACAATCCTCTAATATATCATTTTATTATTAATGATGAGTACTTCTTTCTAGATAGTGACTATTATTTACAGAGTATAAAATTAGTGCAGGCTGATTCAGACCCTAGCATAGTACAAGATAATGTCGACTTCTTATTACATGTGGATAATCATACTACTGTTAGCGGCGGCAGCTTTAACTCAACTACGAATCTAACCACCTTTTCTGGTGTCAGTTGGTTGAGCACAGTTAGCTCACCTAACCACGATTTAGTTGTGATTGACACAAACACTAACTCAGCACGAGTTGGTAGATATGCAAAGCCTACAGTCAGTGGCACAAGCTTTACCTTACCGGGTAACTGGTCTGGTGTCACACTTACTATAGGTTACATATACCCATACGAAATTCAGTTTCCTACATTTTATCCTATGAAAATGGCAGGCGAAAAAACTACAGCTGATGTAAACTCTTCGTTAGTGGTACACAGAATTAAATTACATTTTGGTAAGATAGGACTCTATGAAACAACACTTAAACGAGTCGGTAAAAACGACTACACAGAAGTATATGAATCAACAGAGCTTGACGAGTACGACGCATCTGATGCACCATATCTCGAAGAGTTTATCAAGACTGTCCCAATCTACGAAAAGAACACAAACGTAGATGTAATACTACGATCATCTCACCCAGCCCCAGCTACGCTACATGCGTTATCTTGGGAAGGTGACTATTCACCCAGATTTTATCAACGTGTCTAATTATATACACCCAATCACTTTGGAGGCTGCTACAGAAGTGGCCTCTAACCTCCGCTCAGATGACCTCAGAGAGGTCGAAGAAGGGCATGGGATAGATCATAGGTTCTTACCTCTTATCATGTCTCAGAATCCCTCCTACGTGTATTTCACAGTGCCTGACGGCAAGACTGCTGGCATGGCCGGAGTAGGAAAAGAAGGTGACATATGGATGCTTTGCACTCCAGAGATACACCGATATCCGATTACATTTGCAAGAGAAGCCAAGCGGTATGTCGATAGCCGTGAAGAGCGACTCCTTTGGAATATAGTCGATAGTAGAAACAAGGCACATCTTAGATTGCTTAAGTTTCTAGGCTTTAAGTTTTTACGTAAGTTAAAACATGGGCCAAACAATGTAACATTTATTGAATTTTGCCGTGTGCGTAGACGCTAATGCAGGGGCTAGAGCTGCTGCTAAACAA